AAGCCCGAACAGTACGTGATCAGAGACATAAATCCTAACCTACAAAGGCTATCAGCGACACAGATTACACCAAACCAAACTTATGGCGGTGGTGGAACCACTGGTGGCGGTACAGCGGCCTACGGTGCCAGCTATGCCAACGCAGGTTCAACAAACAACATGTCTGGTTTTGCACAGGCGTCAGGTGGTAGGTTCTACAAGACAATGAATGCCTACAACATAAACGCAGAACACGTGGTGCACATGTCCATGTCAGATGGTCTAGACAACCTGTTCCCTTTTGGACAGTCTGTGCTTGAACAGGTGTTCAAAGTTTACAAACAGAAAGAATTATTGGAAGATGCGATCATAATCTACAGGGTGCAGAGAGCACCTGAAAGAAGAGTGTTCTACATCGACGTGGGTAACATGCCAACACACTTGGCGATGCAGTTCGTTGAGAGAGTGAAAAACGAAATAAATCAGAGGAGAATTCCAAGTGCTTCAGGTGGGGCAAACTTCATAGACGCCACTTACAACCCAATGTCGATCAACGAGGACTACTTCTTTCCACAGACCGCTGAGGGTAGAGGATCAAAGGTTGACACACTGCCTGGAGGTACCAACCTCGGAGAGATAGATGACTTGAGATTCTTCACAAACAAACTGTTCAGGGGTCTGAGAATACCAAGTTCATACCTGCCCACCGGCGCAGAAGACGGACAACAAACGTACAATGACGGTAGGGTGGGAACAGCCTACATCCAGGAGCTGAGATTCAACAAATACTGTTCGAGATTACAGTCGATGCTGGCAGACACTTTTGACAGTGAGTTCAAACTCTACATCAAGACAAAAGGCTACAACATAGACAACAGCATGTTCGAGATCAAACTCAATCCACCACAGAACTTTGCACAGTACAGACAGACTGAGATGGATCAAGCCCGAGTTGGCACGTTCACGCAGGTGGCTGAACTGCCCTACATGTCCAAAAGATTTGCACTGAAGAGATATCTCGGACTTACTGAAGAAGAAATGGCGAGAAACGCCGATCTATGGGCTGAAGAGAACAACGTTGCTCAGAACAAACAGACCAAATCTAATGAATTGCGTACGGGTGGCGTCACACAGGCGGGAATAAGCGCAGACCTTGATCAATTCGAAGAACCAACGGCTGAACCTGATGCTCCTGAACCAGGATCACCACAACCAGGACAGCCAGGACAGACCCCAGGTGGACAGACACCAGGTGGCACAGGTGGCGGCGGACAGGTCTAAGGGTTAAATACCAGTATGAAACTCAATGAATTCTTCACATACGGAACAGACGGCTTCGAGCAGGACAAAACCTACGAACCGGAGCACGATATCTCAATTCTGGATGCAGAAGACACAAGGAAAACACGATTGACCTTGAAGCAGATCAACTCTATGAGGTTGGCATCAGAGGCACACGATGCCCAACAAAAGGAAGAAGCAGTATTTGTCCAAAAGATGTACGGACAACCTGCGCAAGACGATAACTTATCGTTATAATGTCATCAATAGCATTCGTACTGGGTAACGGTGAATCACGTAGGGGTATAGAAATCAACGACCTCATGGAAAAAGGCACTGTGTATGCCTGTAACGCCGTGTTCAGGACACATCAACCACACTGGATTGTAGCAGTCGATCCTAAGATGATGCTGGAGATAGCAGAGACTGACTATGTGGTGAATAATAAAGTGTATTCCAATTACAACGGCCAATATCAAAAACACCAGAAACTGCTGGATCATGTGACCTGGTCCAAGCCCAGCCTAGGCTGGTCAAGTGGCCCTACAGCATTGCGATTGGCCTGTGATCATGGATTCAAGGAGATCTACATACTAGGGTTTGACTATCAAGGACTAAGGGAAGAAAGCAAGAACAATGTGTTCAGGCTCAACAACATGTTCGGAGACACCAGGAACTACAAGAAAAAAAACGAGTCCGCAACATTCTACGGCAACTGGATGAATCAGACCAAACGCTGTTTACAGGACTACACGGATGTAAAGTTCCACAGGGTTATCACTAAAGACTGGTTCAAACCCAAGGACATAGACAGGCCCGAAAACATGTCACATATCACCACAGAGGATTTTTTGGCCAAATTTGGCTTACAGCTCAAGATCTAGAACCAAAATACCCTTTTTCACCACAAATACCGTTGTTTTTACTGCATATCTGTAAATACAAACACTTATAAGTACAAATCGACCTATACAAAGGAGCACGTGTAAAATGTCAAACAATAAATTTGAGAGTTTATTAGAGTTACTGATAAACGAAGAAAACGATAAAGCAGAAGCTTTATTCCATGAAATCGTTGTAGAAAAATCTAGAGATATCTACGAGAACCTAGCAGACGAAGAAGTGACTGCTGAAGCGATGCATGACAAGAAAATGAAAAAAGAAGACGAAGTTACAGAAACTGAGTCATCTGAAGAAGAAAAAGTAGATGAAACTGAGACTACTGAAGCTATGCATGACAAAAAAGACAAAATGAAAAAAGAGTCTGAGTCAGAAGAAGCAAATGATGAGCAAGTGGACGAAGTGGTAGACATCGAAGACGAAGAAACTACTGAAGAAGAGTCAATAGAAGAAGTTGGTGGCGACGCTACTGACGAATTGGTCAAAGACATATCTGCAGACGAAGAAGGCGCCAAAGAAATGGACATGGACATGAACAAAGACATGGACATGGACAAAGACATGGACATGGACAAAGACATGGACAAAGACGGCGATGAAGATATGGAAGACAGAGTTGTTGACTTAGAAGACGCTTTAGACGAATTAAAAGCTGAATTCGAAGCAATGATGGACAAAAAAGACGGTGACGATGAAGAAAAAGAAGATGAGTCTTTAGAAGTTGCACCAGAATTGACTCCAGAAGTTGAAATGGAAGGCAAGCAGACCGAAGCCATGCACAAAGACAAGGGCATGAAAAAGGAAGCCATGCACAAAGACAAGGGCATGAAAAAGGAAGCCATGCACAAAAAAGAGAAAATGAAAGAATACAAGATCTCAAAAAGTGCTGACAACGCCGACCATTCAGAGAAGTCAGCGAAATCACCAGTAAATACCGCTGTTAAATCAGCAGGTGGTACAACATCTAACATTGCCAAAGGCGGAGCAGACGAAACAGGAAGACCGGCTCCAACTGCGCAGAAGATGAGTGATTTCGAGAACAGTCCAGGAAAAGACAAAGCTACTTCATACAAGAAGCAGGCGACGGCTAATACCGCGGACGGTTCGGACAAATCTGCAAAATCTCCAGTTGCTTCTAGATAATTGTTGATTTAAAGGAGATCATCGGATGGCATCACTATACCTAAGAGAGAATCTAACGTTCGATCAGGCCAGAGTGCAGATCTTACACGAGGGCGAGCACGGTAAGGATTTGTACATGAAGGGCATCTGCATTCAAGGTGGGATCAAGAACGCTAATCAGAGAGTTTATCCAGTGCAAGAAATCGCAAAAGCGACAAAAACACTAAACGATCAGATCAGTTCAGGATACTCTGTGTTAGGTGAAGTGGATCATCCAGACGATTTGAAAATTAATTTGGACCGTGTGTCTCACATGATCACTGAAATGTGGATGGACGGACCAAATGGATACGGTAAGATGAAAATCTTACCAACACCAATGGGCCAACTTGTCAAAACTATGTTGGAATCAGGTGTGAAACTAGGCGTTTCAAGTAGGGGTTCTGGTAACATGAACGAATACGGAAGCGGTGAAGTTTCAGACTTTGAGATCATCACAGTTGATGTTGTGGCCCAACCTTCGGCACCGGGTGCTTATCCGACGCCAATTTACGAACACCTAATGAACACAAAAGGTGGTAACATGGCGAAGGGTCTGGCCGCTGAAGTTAGAAACGATGCTAAAGCACAGAAGTTCCTGAAAGAGGCACTTACAAACATAATAAAGGACCTGAAATAACATGATAGACGCAATATCAAAACTAGTAGAGTCTGGAGCAATCTCGGAAGATGTTCAAAAGGGCATCCAAGAAGCTTGGGACTTGAAGATTAAAGAAAACAAAGAAGTTGTAGGCGCGGAGTTAAGAGAAGAGTTTGCCAAAAGATACGAACACGACAAGGCAAACATGATCGAGGCTATAGATTCTATGATGAATGAAAAGTTATCTGAAGAGATCACAAAGTTCGTTGAAGACAGAAAAGCACTTGCACAAGAAAAAATAGCCTACAAAGAAAACGTAGGCAAACATTCTGCTAAATTGGAAAGTTTCATACTTTCAAAATTGACAGAAGAGTTGA